AGCAGAAGTGACTGGCGTAGCATTAGCAACCACAGGAATCGCAATGCTCTCATTGCCGATCGCATTAATTACACTCGGAACATTTCTAGTATGGATAACAGAAAAGGCTAACTGATGAGTCTATCGAAACGGATCAAAGCAGCAGAGCAGAAGCGTATGAACACGAATCAATACGTCGAACCAATTATTCCAGGACGCCCTGCTTACATGGCCCCATCTGGAATCGACGTCAACGCAGACTCCGCAATTCGCATGTCCACAGTTTATGCATGCATCCGATTGCTCGGCGATACGATTTCCTCATTGCCACTTTCAGCATACGTCCGACGCGGCCGCAACAGACTCTCATACGCCAGCGTTTACGGATCACAGCCAGCATGGGTAAACAAGCCAAACCCAGAAGCATCGCGTGTGGAATTTTATGAACAGATCATCGCTTCACTTAATATTCATGGCAACGCATTCATCCTCACCGTTCGCGACGACATGGACGAAGTGCAAGAGGTCTATTGCATCCACCCGGACGACATTCGGATCGAGCGACTAGGGCCAGGGCAACCACTTATCTACAAGATGAAAGATACGCAGGGAACATTCTCCCGAACACTTACATCACGCGAGATGAAACACATTCCACTCTTTAGACTTCCAGGATCCATGTACGGCCTCGGCCCGATCGCAGCAGCTCGTCTAACTATCGGCGCAGCGATGGCAGCAGACACATATGCAGCTGCATACTTCGGCAACGCGGCAAACCCTGGCGGCGTCATTGAAGTGCCGGGCGAATTAACAGAAGAGCAGGCAGGCGACATCGGCCGCGATTGGAACATCACTCACACAGGGCCGTACCGCGCAGGCAAGATCGGAATCCTTTCAGGCGGCGCACAATTTAGACCGCTAACACTTAATGCAGCAGACGCGCAGCTCTTAGAAGCCAGAAGATTCAACGTTGAAGACATCGCCAGATTATTCCGAGTACCGCTAAGCCTTCTTGGACACCCGGTCGCAGGAGCAATGTCGTTCGCCAGCGTTGAAGCGCAGAACCTTTCATTCGTGCAGCACTCACTTCGCCCATTATTGGAACGAATTGAGCAATCACTTTCTGAATTACTTCCAGAACCGGACGGCTTCATCAAATTTAATCTTGACGCATTGCTGCGCGGAACCACCATAGAACGCTTCGACGCTTACACGAAGGGGCTTCGCGAAGGCTTCCTATCATTGAACGACGTCCGCGCCGTTGAAGATTTAGCACCACTAGGCGACGCAGGCGATCAATACAGAGTGCCGCTACAAAATATCGACGCAGCAGACGCACCAGACGTCGGCCTCAAATTACGATCAGAGATCGCAGCAAGCCTGATCCAGGTCGGCTTTGATCCAAAGGCCGTAGCAGAAGCGGTCGGATTACCACCGATGGCCCACACAGGAGTACCAAGTACACAGCTGCAACCCATCTCCACTATTGACCCAGGAGATCCGGCTTCAGTTTATGAGGTGCAATAAATGCAGAAGCGAGCCGTTGATTTATCAGCCCCGGCCTTTATTCAAGCAAACGCAGAACGCGGCCTGAAATATTTGGCAGAAGGATACGGCGGCGACGGCCTGACAGAAGGAACGAAGCAAGCAGCTCGAGAGATGGCAGCAGGCAACATAAGCGAAAACAAAGTCAGGAAAATGGCCCCCTGGTTTGCCAGACACAAAGTCGATGGCCAGGCAACAAAGAACAGCAACCCATCCGATCCACAATACCCAGGCGCAGGATTAGTCGCCTGGCTTTTATGGGGCGGAGATGCAAACTTCAGCGACCGAGCACAAAACTGGGCGCAGAGAAAAATAGACGCACTCGATGCAGAGGAAGACTCAAGGAGCAAAATGACATAGAAAATAGAACGCCGCACCTTTACGATCAAGAACGTAGAAGCTCGCCAAACAGAGGACGGAACGATGCGCCTCTCCGGATACGCAGCCGTCTTCAATAACGACAGCGTGCCGCTTCCATTTATTGAACGAATCGCACCCGGCGCATTCCGAAAGACCCTGACCGAGACACCAGACGTGCGCCTCTTGATCAATCACGAAGGCCTACCTTTGGCACGAACAAAGAACGACACCCTTCGACTTCACGAAGACGAAACCGGCCTCTACATGGACGCCGATCTACCAGACACGCAAGCAGCTCGTGACCTTTACACGCTGGTCGAGCGCGGCGACGTTGACCAGATGAGCTTTGCATTCCGAGTGATCCGCCAGACTTGGAACGAAGGAAGAACAGAGCGCACCCTCACAGAATTATCGCTGGCAGACGGCGACGTTTCAGTCGTAACTTACCCAGCATATCCAACGACCACAGTTGAAGCCAGGGAACAATTGAAGGCAGCGATGCAAGCAGTCAAAGAAGGACGCGATATCAGTCCAGAAACTATGATCGTTCTAGAAAATATATTCGCTGATCTTTCAGAAGGCCACGAATACATAATGAAGGCAGCGCAGATCATGAGCGAATTTATGGCGATGGAAGATTCCACTTATATGGATGAAGAAGAAGACCGCGCAGTAGACACCGTCGGCAGCTTCGTCTCCTGGGATTCTTCCGGCGGAACAGCACGCGGCAAGATCGTGCGCGTCGTTCGCGAAGGCACTCTCAACGTTCCAGAAACAGATTTCACAATCAACGCAGAAGAAGACGACCCTGCGGTTCTGATCCAGCTCTATCGCGAATTGCGAGATGGATACGTGGCAACGGATACATTGGTAGGACACAAAGCATCCACACTCACAGCGATCGATGCGCTACCAGAACCAAGTCCCGAAGAATCAAATCGCAAGATTTCTCTTCGCCTTGCGAAAGCAATCGTAGAAAATACAAAGTAGAATTCTGCTGCAATCAGCAGATACAAAGCCGGAGCGCCTCTCGCACCCAACATGCGCCGCGAGATTAAGTGACACCACTTTGATCCAAACCCTAATCAGAAGGAGATCAACATATGTCAAAGTCTTTCCTTGATAAGTTGATCGAGCGTCGTGATGCAGTCAAGTCAGAGATGGACGCAGTTCTTGAAGCAGTAGCAGAAGAGAACCGCACTGACCTAACAGCAGAGGAAACCACAAAGGTGGATACACTCGTAGAAGAATCACGCTCACTCGATACAAAGATCGAAAAGATGAAAGCCCAAGCAGATGCAGATGTTAAAGCATCTGAAATCCGCTCAGCAGTTTCAGATGTCGCAATGCCACGCACCACAGGCAGCGCAACAGTCACACGCGAAGAGCGCACATACTCAGCAAACTCAGACACATCATTTGTGAAGGACGCATTCAATGCGCAATTCTCAAATGACTACGCAGCAAACGAGCGCCTCGCTCGCCACATGCGTGAAGAGTCAATCGAGCGCCGCGATGTTGGAACAGCACAGTTCGATGGTCTTGTAATTCCACAATACCTCGTCGACCTTGCAGCTCCACTAGCACGCGCAGGACGCCCATTCGCCGATGCAGCAACAAACAAGATGGCACTTCCACCATCAGGTATGACACTAAACATCAGCCGCATGACAACAGGATCATCAACAGCCGTTCAAGTTACACAGAACGATGCAGTATCAGAAACAGATGTAGATGACACACTGCTCACGATCAATGTTCGTACAATCGCAGGCCAGCAAGATATTTCTCGCCAGGCACTAGAGCGCGGAACAGGCATCGACACATTCGTGATCGCTGACTTGATCAAGTCATGGCACACCACACTCGACTCACAGATCCTCAATGGCGCAGGCACAGCCGGCACAATCAAGGGCCTTCGTGCTTCAGGTGGAAACGCCGTCACATTCACATCAACAGCCCCAACAGTCGGATTACTTTATCCAAAGCTCGCTGATGCAATTCAGCAGATCCAGACAAACGCATTCGTTTCACCTACACACTTCGTGGTACACCCACGTCGTCTCGCATTCTTGCTCGCAGCAGTAGATGGCAGCAACCGTCCACTCGTTGTACCAGCAGCAAACGGCGCGACAAACGCGATGGGCGTAGGCGGAGCACCATCATACGGAAACTCCGGATACCAGATGCTCGGACTTCCAATCATCACCGATGCAAACATCGGAACCACATACGGAACCACTACAAACCAGGATGAAATCTATTGCGTAACAGCAAGCGAATCTCATCTTTGGGAACAGCCAGGAT